TCATTACCACGTATTCAAATTCTTTTTCTTTGGCAAAGGAAATCGCTTTAGCTAGGAGCTTCCTACCCACTCTTGGGTTCTTAGAAAGCCATAGGTATTCTGTAAACATCTCTTTACCAAATTTCTCATTCTTATGGTTTAAGAATGCGATCATTGCATCAAACTTATTCGACTCGTTCTTATGACCCCAGACAAAGAAATCCCATGCCAGTATAGATTTATTACCAAAAGCATTAAAGATATACTCTTGGTTATGCTCTACTAGAGCATGACCGTTCACCTTGTTCTCTTCTTCAAAGAGGGTATATATGTCACCCAATAAGACTTTAAATTCTTCTGGGTCTAGTATCCTTTTAATCATTAGCTGAGTGCCGCTATAAGCTTTCTAGCCTCTTTTGTAGGAATATCAGAGAAAGAACCCCATGATGTAGCGTCTTCATTCTGGTACTTCTTACTTCTCCATAAATCTCTGAGGACGTTCTTACAATCATCAAAGGAATCTACTCCATGCTTCTCTCTAAGAGTCTTTTCTAAAAGGTCTGTAGGAGATGTTATTGTAGAAGCTCCCGAAGAAGCCTCTACTACTTGACCAGCGCCCTTTGATTTGTCGATCTCATCAGCACCGACGATATGAATATTGAGATAATTACGCACACATCTGACAAAAGCTCTATTACAAGCGATTGTCTCTAAGAACTTAGCGCAGAATGCATCTGTATTAGCTAAAGTAGCATTAGCTACATCTGTATAAGTAGTGCTGGATGATTCATAATTACCATCCCATTGGATTGTGCATTTTGCTGTGACGTAGCCGTCTGAGATATTATCAACGTCAAAATCTACAGAGCTGTAACCTCTCATCTTAGCGATCTCCTTGATACCACCCAGCATAATCAACAACTGTTTATCTTCTAAACCTTCATTAGACGAGGGCATAGACATATTACGCATGTCAAACCAACCTTTGTTTGGGTAAAGGAACTCATCCTTGATCATTGCCCTCCAATCAACAGACCCATCCTTGTTGAACACATACTCTGCGTTCTCTAATAGCCCATATTGATTACGCTTGTAAGCGTCTGGTCCATAGAATTTTTTTGCTGCCTTCTTCTTTGTTGTTTTAGTCGCGCTCATAGATATAGAAATGTTTTGATTCTCTCCAATATTCAGGAGTATCTAGCACTTTATTATTACCGTCAAGACTTTTTTTCCAATGCGCGTAACTTAAATACTCTTTCCCGCCCTCTATAAGACGCAAAGAAGACATAAACCTAGCATCCTCCCCAACCTCACAAGGAGCTTTCTCTTCACTTTCATAAGGAACCACTGGTATATCGAAGTACTTATTCCTTAATGCACTAAGATCCTCTTTATTCTTTACGACCATAGTCAGATCTATATTAAAATTCTTTAACACTTGGAAATAATTAGCTGGAATAGTATCCCAGCTTGAGTCGATAAATAGAAGAAATTTGTTTATGTTATTAGCTACTCTTTGTAGACCGTGAGGCTGAATCAATGAATCTGCCGTTATGGAGACTTTGTAATTGCTGCAATACTTCAAGAACGAAATCTCATCACAACCATAATCAGCCCTAATCATAAGCTCTTGCCCTTTAGGAATTCTTAAAGGGACAAATGATGTGGGGATAACTTCCACTACAGAACGAGAAAATAATTTACCTATATTTTTTGTTACAAATTTTACAGGCTCTTTTTCTATAGCTAGTAGATCTAAAACTTGTTGAGCGATCACTTCAGGTTTGATTGTGTCTATCTGCTTCTTAGGGTCTTCTTTTGCGAAACAAGGCTTCTTATCCCAATCTGGTTCTATATTTTTGTTTATAGATGGGTAGGAGAAGAAAGGTTTAGCATTCTCAGGAAAAGCATTTCCATAAACAGTCACTGTAGGGATTTCTCTACTGCTAGCTAATTGAGCTAAAGCCCCATCACAACCTAAATGAACTAAAGATTTAGAAAGAACATAGGATTGCTGCTTAAAGGAGACATTTAACGCTGTATGCACTCCTTCAATTTTCTTTTCTCCGCCCATTTGAATAACTTGAATCCCAGCTCTATCTAAGAAAGGCTCTAGTAAACTTAAAACTATATCATAATGAGAATAGATCTTAGATGATACACCAGCTTGATTTACAGTAATATACTTTTCTGGTAATGTGGGAAAAAAATGATCCCTGACTATAGGCTCAGAGATTTTAACCCCCAAACTCTTTGCGTATTCTTCTATTAGGTGAGACATTTACTTAAGAGAAAATTGATGTTTATTAAGCCCGTTATGGAGATAGGATAATGATTTTTGTGTTGTAGCGTGTGGATAAAATACCATTTCAAAATACCCCTCATGTTCGCCGCACCCCTCCATAACTAGTTGGTTTTCTATAGAAGGGTTGTATGGCATTAATTTGTAAACAGCGGGATTATCATCTATGTAAGGGTAATACTGAGGATTAGTAAACACATACAAATCATGCTCTCGATACTGGGATTTAAAATTCTTTAATAAAGAATTAATAAGCAAAACATCCACCTCACTTTGTGGAATAACCACCGCGATTCTTTTGTTGTCTCCATGTTTGGATAGCAAAGATTCCATACTAGGAATCTGCGATTTCTGCTTCTCGCGGATGGCTACGTGCTTGAAATAATTCAATACCTCTTGATGACTTTGTCCTTGCTGTAGCTTAGTCATCCAATGTTTAAATCCCTGAGAATTTTGATCTACATCGTCTTTTAAAATATTCTTATAGATATCTATAATAAACTCTTCGTTAGACGTAAACTTACCTGTAGGTAAATAATCAGGATTAAAATCTAGATGAGTTGTCTCATAATCATATTCTACAGGAGGCATTTCATCAATAATCTCCTCTAACTGTTTACCAATTACCTCGATACTAAAATTATCTATGGTCCACAGCCTAGATTTTTCCCCTTGATCATCTCGTTCTCCCTGCGTCATATCATGAACTTTCGAGAGCTGAGAAGATATGCTTTCTGGACAAGTAGAAGCTTTGATAAACTGGGTTCCAGGCTCTCTGTATTCCGTCCACTCCAATGGCAGACCACCCGACTCTTCTGTACAACAATCTTCGCCACAGGAATAATTAGTGACCAGTGTTATGAGTTCTGCCAGCTTAGCCTCTTGGATGGGTATTTCTTGACCACCACTTGTGAAGGGGTGACAGTAAACATCCATCAGATTATAAATTTCATTTAACTGGGCATCAGTGACTCCCCTACCCGTGTTCGTAGTATTGACAGATTTTTGAGTCCCACATGAACTACATGTCTGCTCTTGCCCTTTGAATGGAGAAATATGATACGCGCCACACTTATTGCAAACATAAGTAGTCAAAATATCTGTATGTTGTATACCTTTCTCTTTCAAAAGTCTCTGTATATCCCAGCCTTCAGACCAGTGAGTATGCAATAACAACTTAGCTTTTGATTTCGGGTGATCTTCTTTAAATTTCTTAAATCCCTCTAAGATATTAGGGACACTTTTCCTAAGTTGGTTACGGAAAACAAACCCAATAACAAATTCATCTTTTAACCCACTTCTCTCCCGAAGGGACTGACGTTTTTCATCAGTTAGCTTATGAAAATTGTTTTTATCTAGAGAGCCTCTCAATGTCTTAACATTCCCATAGCCCAACTCCTTCATAGCTTTCTCAGCAAAAGAAGCCCAAACATAATAATTCTTTATCTTTGGAGCATATTCAATAGCTTGAGGCAGAATTGGCAGACTATCCAGAGTAGTCCAGATCATAGTATTAACTTTATTCCACCAAGGTTTTGTATGGAACCCATTAAAAGCCCATATATCCTCCATGCCAATGTAAACATCAGGCTTAAACTCTTTAATCGCCCTGTCTACTAATTTAGAGCCGTACCCTTGCTCTCTCTGCTGTTCTGCAGTTAATCCCTGCATCTCTTGTGGTTTAGGTAAGCTACCCCTACAAGTCCAAGGTAGGAGCTGTGTGCTAGGAGCTTCCCATTCTATACCATTAGCTAGCTCGATAAGATTATACTTGCCTGTATCATGGAGATACCGCATGATATTCTTTTTGTTTTTACCGAAACCAGTGAAAGCTCTAGTAAAATTCGAATGAATTAATACAGTTTTCTTCATTAGTGAGAAGCGTTAGCTTTTCTTTTATCGATATTGTTTTGTAATCTAAAAGCATACAGTTCTTGCAGAAAGAATTTACAAAACTCTAGAAGGTTGTAAGCCTCCGACATTTCCACTCCAATCCCAAATTTATTAGCAGAATTTCTCGTCACGCCAAAAGAAAAGGCAGGAGTGCCGTCTTTCTTCTGGTAAGGCTTAAACGAGATAGAAGTTTTATTGTCTTGATAAGAGTGAAAAGCTGAAAATTCAGTATACTTTTCTACAGCATAAATGAATCCACCCACTTCTATTTCGTTAAGCTTAATAGAAATAGACTTATCGGGGTTCTTAGCGTTTTCAGAAAAAGAACCAGTTCTTGTTTTATCATTCCAAGAAAATTGTTTTACAGCCCTGATATATATACAAGGCTCTTGATTCTTATTATTGGCTCCGATATCGAAACTGAAAGCGCACCCAGTGTTCCTAGAATTAGGCTTATAATACTGAACAATCATGTAGAATATTAAACATCTACAAGTGTTTTTCTACACAAATTAATCTTTAGCTTTTTTAATCTGTTCTGGTGTCGGAGCGCCCTTATCTCCTTTTTTTCTCATCTTTTCTCCAGAACCACTTTTGATTCTTTGCTTCTTCTTTCGGATATTCTCCCACAAAGAACTAAATGTTTTATAATCTGGTCCAGCCATATACAATTTATCGCCAGCTTCATTTTTGTAAACATGGTAGCCATCTAAACCCATCTTAGACCCATCACTCAAAGCCTCCTCCTTAGTTTTGAAATAGTGACTCATTGGACCATCACTAGATTCAGAAAAGTAATAATAAACATCAGAATCATCCCAAGGATTACCAACTATAACAGAAGCTTTACTCTCAGCCTTCTTGAATTGTGAATAGCATACTGCAGTTCTCTGCTTTGCATCAGGGAATTCATCTTTCTCTGAAAGGTCTAACATACAACGTTCTATAAATTTAGAGCGCTTCTCTCCATCATTTGGTGTTGGTAGTGGCATACTTAAGCTTTTACACCGAAAATAGGCTCACAGATAGTTTTCATGATAAAATCTCTATTTTTGTGGAATATTTTTACCTTACAGAACCTTTCGTAACAATAAGAAAATGTATCCGCTATATTCAAGATATTATTATACCTATATGAATCATACACATAGACCTCTTTTACATACTCAGTAATTAAAATTAAAATCTTTTTCCTTATTTCTATTTCATAGAGAGACTTAAATAGAGTTCTGTCTTCATTTATCTCCCCCTTCTGGCAAAATATAGATAGTAGTCTAAACTGATCGTCTGGATCTACCCCTAATTCCAAAATTAAGTTAATTAAGTCTATATATGGATGGCCCATAAATACGTCCTTAAAATCATCTAGATAAAAATTGTCACCATTAACAAAAACAGTATCTAAAGATAATCCTCCATGACATTTGTATCTATTAGGTAAATTAAAATCTAAGCTTAATTCTTTTATTTCCTCACCCAAAGATAATATGAATTCCTCACACAAATCGTAATCTGTATAACTTTTTAGAGCCTGTAAGGAATCCTTCGGCAAGTAAGATGAAGGGTTAATACTTCTCAGAAAATCTGACAAATGAGTTTTGTAAGTATTTTTGACACCCCTCGTCTTTTGAAAAATAAAGTATGATTCAATAAATAAATCTAGCTTACTTAAAAGGGAAGATCTTCCATATTCTCTTAAGCTTTCGCAAGGAGGAATATTTACTAAAAGATATGTAACTTCGTCTCCTATTTTTAACGTCCCATATTTTACAAGTTTAGGAACTACAGCTGATGCAGAATTCTTAGTCACATTATATTCTTTCTTTAATACCCCATAAGAATCATCTAGAGATATTTTTAGTTTAAAAATATCACCTTTATCATCTTTTAAAATAAATACATCATAATGATCTTTGATGTCGCCTATTGCGATATCTGATAAAATCAAATCAGGTTTTATTCTTTTTATAACCTCTAAAGCAAATGACTTGTCCTGATCTTGATTTTTAGTCTGTGGAAAGGTATAGACCTTGCCTTTAAATAAAGAAGATAACTTCACACCTTATAATAAAACTACCCCTTCCTTTTTCAAGGAGGGGGTAGAGTAATATGAACGATAACCTTACGTTATCTTTTATCAGCAAGATTTAAAAAACCTTACCAAATTTTTTAGCAGCAATACGCACCCCAGAAATGCTAGCTTTAGAGAAGCGGCGGGTACGATTGAAATTACGATCATAAACCACAATTGTTTGATCTGTTTCAGACTGAAGCTGAGCGTTGAGTGATTCACCCTGCTTTGTGTAGAGGCCAAAGAAACGTCCTTTCGAATTGCGAATTGCTTTCATTACCCGTAGGTTTACTTTATCCATACCCTATCTTACGCGAATTCAAGAGATTTGTCAACTATATTTATGGATATTTTTTCTACATCTCTATTATTTACGATGAAATTAGATATCGGGACTTGGACTAGAGATTTTACAACACTTTTTATTTGTCTAGCATGATTTTTATCTTTTTTAATCTTATTAAAGATATGAGTCTCGACTTTCTTCCGCAAGACTACATTTATATCCCTTTCTAATAATCTAGATTTTATTTCAGCCAATTCTTTTCTTATGATCTGCCTCAATTCATTTTCTCCCAGCTGATTAAAAATCAATACCTCATCTACGCGAGCTAATAACTCTGGTCTAAAATATTTTTTAACACAAGAATTATAGACATCTTTCTCTTGTTGTTTATCAGGAGCAAACCCCATGCTTTTAGCTGATTTTTCTTTATGACCAATATTGGAAGTCATGATCACTATAGTCTTACTGAAATCAATATTCCTATTAAGGTTATCTGTAGCATACCCCTCGTCTAGAATATGGAGTAAAATATCTAAGACTTTAGGCTCGCACTTCTCGACTTCATCAAACAATACAACACAGTTGGGATTATTCCGAACAAACTCTGTGAGTAACCCACCTTCGTCATAACCTACATAGCCAGCATTTGCACCCATAAGTTTAGAGATAGATGTTTTATCTTGGTATTCACTCATATTGAGTTGTAAAAACGATTTCTCATTACCGAAGAAATACTTTGCTATTTTTTTAGCGGTATATGTCTTACCCACACTTGTATCACCAACAAAAAGAAAATTACTTAGGGGTTTGCTAGGATCATTTAAACCTGCTTTCGCACATGATAGAGCATTATAAATAAGATCTATATTCTTATGCTGCCCAAAAACTTCGCTATTCATTTGTTTAGAGAAAGAGATAAAAGAAGAATGGTTCTTATTAAGAGTTTTAGCTGATAATCCAGTTTTTTCTTGGAAAATAGCCAAGATGTCTTTTTGTCTAATATTTTGCTTCCTACCTCGATTCTCTTGATAACGAGACATTACTTGTAGGTAGTCTTTCAATAGTAAAGTAAACTGCTCCTCATCTAACTCCTCGTCATTATCACTATCCATTAGAACCTTGCAAAAAGAATCTCTAACGTCATCCACCTTAGATGGGATCTTGTTGTATTTAATTCTAGTCCTAGCTCCTAATTGATCAATTACGTCGAATGCTTTATCAGGAAACTTTTTGTTACTCAAGTATTTTTCACAAAAATCTATGACTGTATCAATATCAGATTCTAAATATCGAACATTGTGAAAATCTTCATAATAAGAAATTGTTTTTAATATAATCTCTTTTGTTTCTGCCTTGGTAGGTTCTTCGATCTCTATTTTGTCAAATCTCCTTTTAATAGCAGTATCTTTTTCAAAGAACTTCTTATATTCTTGAGTTGTCGTCGCCCCTATACACTTTATATCTCCTCTAGCAAGAGCTGGTTTGAGCATATTTGAAGCATCTACAGCGCCTTCTGAATTACCAGCACCTATTATAGTATGAATCTCATCAAAAAAGAGTATGATATTAGGCTCTTTTTCCGCTTCTGAGATCAAAGCTTTGAATTTCTCTTCAAACTCCCCTCTATACTTGGTCCCAGCAACCATAGCACTTATATCAACTGAGCAAATCTGCATGAGAGACATGTGCGGCGGGACTTCTTGACCTACGATTTTTTGAGCTAAACCTTCCGCTATAGCTGTTTTACCGACACCTGCATCTCCTACTAAGATTGCGTTACTTTTGTTTTTCTTAGAAAGGATTTCTACAAGCTGATGAATTTCCTTTTCCCTTCCAGAAATAGTAGAGTTTTTCTTCGCGATATACTTCTCATTCAAGTTTATGCAGTATTTTGAGATATTAGGTAATGGAGATTGGAGGTCTTCAACATCGACAAGCTCTTCGGTCTCAGAGACAAATGAATCCCTCATCCTATCCAAAGCTGGGATGCTATCTTCTAAGACATAACCCTCAATCAAATCTTTTGACAAAAGTAGATCAATGCTATTTTTAGATAAAAATTTTATAAAATCATTATCAGAATCCAGAATTACATAAAGGATATGTTCTATACCAATGAAATAACTATCGAACATGTCCGAGAAATCTTTCGCAGACTTTATCGTCTCATTCACATCACTATGCCATCCACCTTGGCCCTTCTTACTTAAGAAGTAATGCTCGTTTTCTTTTGAGTATTTTTCAAAAATGCCTTTAAATACCTCGACATCTAGATCTATATCATAAGATTTCAATCTAAGAGAACAGGTATCAGATATATTAGACAGACATCCGTATACCAAGTGAGCTACTGTTACTAAATCGTGACCATTATCCCTAGCAAACTTCTTAGAATCTTTTAATCCTTTCTTTGCTTTAGGTGTAAGGTTGAAATCGGCTAAACCCATCATAATTCTTTACACTATTTTAGTTCAGATAGTTTCATATAGATTTTATCCTTCAAAGGGACTATTTTTTCGAGAAACACAATATCATCTCCTTTAGACCCAAATACTATAACAACATCACCCTTATTAGGCAATTTTTTTCCAGAATCTAAATAATCAGTTAATCGACCCTCTCTCTCACTATCTAGAAATAAACCTTCTAAAACACCAGTCTCATCCTGCATAGTCAATCTAGCATATTTATTTCCGTTCCGACTAGTCCGTTTTATAATGTCAGTTAAAGAGCCGACGAATTTCACCCTAGCTCTAGGTTCAAGATCTTTCACTGCGTCAGCAGAATGGAAATCCTGTCCATAAGTAAATATCTCTCTAATGTTATAAGAATAACTATATCCTAATAGTTTCTCTTCAAAATACCAATTAGCATACTTATTATGCACCTTATTCATCTCATAAATTTCTTTGTAGGGCTTATATTTTTTCTTGAATGTCTCAAACCTCTTATCCTTGAATATTACCCTGTTATCGTCTCCAACCATGTCTTGTGTTTTTACATCATGTATTGATGTTATAATATCGTAATCGTATGACTTACCAAGTTCAAGTAGATTTCTCTTCTCTCTATCTGTCAAAATATTGAACGTCTGGGCTTCTAAAACCAATCTTGGTCTAGTATGTTTTACAAATGAGTCTAACAATCCAGCTTGTATAAGGGCTGATAAAGTGCCGATATTCAAACCCGCTTGTTTAGCAGCCAAAAAGACTTCGTATTTATTAGAAAATGAATCTTCGCGAAATTCCAATAAAGATACCAAGACCTTAGTCGAGACACCTTTTATCGAGTTCAAACCATACCTAATATTCTTACCTTCAATTTTGAAATCGATATCTGACTTATTTAAATCTGGCTGCAATAACTCAATGTCAAAATAAGAAAGCTCCTGAGATATCTTAGCTATCTCTTCATGAGAATTAGGCTCAAACTTAGTATACTTCAGAAGACTTAGGTAAAACTCTTGGGGGTAGTTGAATTTTAAGTATACAGTAATCGCTGCTAAATAAGCATAACTAATAGAGTGAGATTTATTAAAAGAATAATTAGCGGAGTCCTCTGCAACTTTCCAAAGGACTTCCCCCACTTCAGGATCTAACCCGTTCTCTTTTATCTTATCACCAATTTTAGCCTTCCACTCTGGCATTTTATCCACCTTCTTCTTGCCTACGATGCGTCTTAGCTGTTCAGATTCATCTAAACTAAAACCTACTTTTACAGCCATTTTCATCAACTGTTCCTGATAGAGAGGTATACCTCCAGTATAACTGAGGATGTCATCAAAATACTCATGGACAGATTGGAATTCGCCAGTTCTTACATAAGTAGCGTAGGAATCCTTAAAATCTAAAGCCCCAGGTCTTGCTATGGCGACCACCGCTGATAATTGTTCTAGGTTCTCAGGAGAGATTAGTTTGCAAACTTTGAAGTTTGTATCTGCTTCAATCTGAAATAACCCCTGTGGAGATCTTAAGCAAGATAAAGCCGCATATATACTAGGGTGATGAGGGTCTATATCAGAAGCCTTTATTCCAAGCCCCTTACAAACGTCATGCACAACAGATAATGTTCTGAGACCAAGAATATCAAACTTGACGCTCAAACTAGCTACATCATTCATGTCATATGCAGAAACTAAAGAGTCATCATTTGTCGTCTGTAATGGCATAATATCATCTAGTTCATAAAAAGAAATAGATATCCCAGAGGGGTGGACTCCAGTATTCTTGTTCAGACCTTGTAGCTTTTTGGCTATCTTGTAGACTTTAGGATATTTATCCGCATGGTTTTTGAAAGTCTCGCTCTCTTCATAGGCCGTTTGTAATTTAGCCACTATTCCATAATGCTTAGGAATCGAGTCGCTAATGTGATTCACTTCCATCTCTGATAATTCTGCGACTATCTTTCCACATTCCTTCATACAAAGTTTCCCACTTAACGTATTCAGCGTCAGAATTTTAGAAGTCTTGCCTTTATATTTTTTTTCAATATATTTTATAACCTCTAATCTTCGATCATAAGAAATATCGTTATCAACATCAGCCAATAAACTACCATCTAGAAAAGTCTCCCCTTCATGCTCTATCTTCTTTGCACGACTCTTCGAAACAAATCTCTCAAAGAATAAATCATACTCAATTGGATCTATATTCGTCACTCCGATAACATAAAGAACTAAAGAGCCAGCTGCGCTACCTCGACCAGCTCCTGTAGGTATATCATTCTCTACGCAAAAATTAATAATGTCCCAGTTTAGTAGTATATAGTCTACAAACCCTAACTCTTGGAAGATAGACAGCTCTTCTTTTAACCTATCATAGTAAACTTGAGCATTATCAAATTTGTCAATGCCTTTTTGTTGTAGACGTTTAAAACATAACTTTCTTAAAAACTGATAATTATCCGCAGATTCTTCACATGAGACCTCTTTGTAGTATTTATTCTCAATCTTAATCTCTGGCAACTTAACACCTACAGGGAAAGGCGTTTTATATCCTGTGTACTTTAATGCATTCATATTTCTAAGTCAAAAAGCTGTTTACGGAAAACTTTAAAATTCATCTCAATGTCGTAAAGAGCATCATGCAATCGTTTAGGATCATGATCTATATTGTATTTTTTAAGCAAGAAAGCTTGAGATGTTTTTAGCTTTCTTTCCCTATGATTTATAAGTCTATACTGCCAACTGATAAAATCTTCTTTATCTACTGGGATATCTTTAGCTATAGCTACAGCTAAAGCTCTAGTATCAATAATGCGTTCTACATATGAGTAATCAGCCTCTAATTTCATTAGCTCGCGCCAAATATTAACCATATAAACGTCGAACCCTAACAAATTTTGACCTACAATAAAAGTATCCTTATCGTAAAGATACTTAGAGAACTTTTCCCAGACCTTCCGAGGGCTTTCTTTTCTCTTATTATACTCTTTCATAGTAAAACCTGTGATCTTAGCTGCACCTGCTGAGACATCTAAGTTCGGCCAATCCAGAAACATATCGTGCTTCTCCAAGATCTTACCTCCCTCTACCACTAACCAAGCAACCTGCCAAGGTCTTGACCTGATTAAGTTCAAACCTTCAGTCTCTGTATCAAAAACTAAATATTTTTGGTTCTTATCAAACCTTAATAATGATTCATCCATTAGCTACCTCTTTCTTCTCTAAGTATGACTCGAAACAGAACTCTTGACTACCAAAATGATTTAAATTTGGACTACTCAGAGTAGCTGCTTTACCAAAGTTTCTATTGCATAGTATCTTGTATGTCTGTAATGCTTCGACATCTTCTCTTTTTTTATAGAAAATACTTTTTACATCTTTGCATTTAGCCCCCATATTATCTGCAAACTTTTTTACTTTACGTGATAGCAATTTATCAAAAGGTAAGCAGTTGTCCTCCACCCAAAAAACAGGGCTAATTTTTGAGAAGCTAGGGACACATTTTTTTAAATGCAGACTATTATTATATATAAAAGAATCATAAAATGGAATAACTAGATCGACACTATCACTCCATAATGAATTCAAGAAATTGAAATCTACTTTCCCGCTATTACTAGTATAAGCATATGAATAGATTCTATATAATAGTCTGCATCCATCGTCATCGTTAGCAAAAATTACAATTTTATGATCAGAATTATCATCCTCATTTACGTCGTTGCAACATGTAATCCTAAGCCCAAAAACTAAATTTATGTCTCTCTCTTTACACCTATTATGAGCAGTAACAAAACCTGTCATAGAGTCTTCAACTAATACAAGATTCTTAATATTGTTTTCTTCGCATATCGATAAGATGCTATCAGGACCGCCGTCCTTCTCTGCCTCGTCTAATGTTAAAATACTTTTCCCTATAGAGAAAGTAGATTTGAATACTGGGACCATGACCCAACTATACAAGCCTAGACTTACGAGTCAAGAACAATGTGCTGGGCAACCCTTATAATATCTGATCTCATATTTCCCCCCTTTAGGGACGAGATCTTCAGAGAAATCCTCTTCAAAGTAACACTTGACTGTTTTCCCTTCTGAGTTGTAGACCTCATAATAGAAGAAATCAAATTTCATAGAGCAATGCCATTTTGGATTGCCATCTTTTTTGAGTTCCCCTTTTTTGGTAGCGAAGCCACAGAGCAACTTCCCACTAAAGGAACTGTCAGAAGGAAACCCTTTACGAGCAGCGAAGTTGTATTTTGCGTCTCTCTCTGTAAAATTATCTAGATATTTTTGTATCTCCGTAAGCTGCAACTCAAAACCCACTAACTCATCAGGATCAAGTGGCTCCATCCTGACAATCCCTGTTTTTTTTGCTTTCAAGTCTAAATCGAACTTTAAGAAAAGAAACTCACTAACTCTATTAGCGTATTCTGGGAACAGATCTCTTACAGCTAAGCTATACATTAAGTCCTGTAAATTATCAGTATGGTCTTTGCCCTTGAATACATCTTTACTAGTCTTAAAATCTCTAATCAGAGCAAACTTTTGGTCCTTATAAAGAAAGAGCTTATCTATAAACCCTCTAATTTTGTAACTGATCTCACCGTCGTTCTTGATAATATCAAAGTCTTTCTCTGAATACTCTTCAGTCGGTTCAGAAAGATCACCTCCGAAGAAATCATAAGAGAGACCATTAAAGATCATCTCTTTCATCATTTCTATATTCTCAGTATCATCTACACCCTCTTTCTCAGCATGTTTGAAAATTAAACGTTTGATGGAAGGAACTGAAAAAACATCTTGAGTCTTAATTATTTTATCAAAATACTTTTTTCTCTTTGGAACACCAAGAACTTCAAAGACTAAGTGACATATAGAACCTCTTCTCGCACCATCATTACTCTTCTCTGGAAGACCTAATTTATACTTACACCAATAAAGCCAAGAGCAGGATTGAGCAGTTTTAATTCGGCTCGCAGATAAGGGCGTTTGAGGTTCAGTCATTACTTAGCAACGAGGCTGTTTTAAATTCTTTTTTAGTGAACCTAGAGGGGTTATTTTTTACAAAATTACAAACATATTTTAATTGGGCATCTTGATCTACTGGCTTGTCCAACCAGTCTTTCTTAATGTCGCAACCATTCAAATGTGCATCACCAAAATCATTATATGGCTTAGGAGGAAATTTTACACTTAAACTACCCAAGTCAAAATAACTAGACAATTTCAAATAACTTTTTACCGCTGCAATAAGCCCTCTATTTTCACTGCTGCCAGAGTCGTTATTTGTAGCAATGCATATATTGACAACAGCCCTGCCGCTAAGATAATTGACAATATTACTATTAACGGACAAGCCAAAAATGACCAGAACGTTTTTAATTCCTTGTTCATAAAGACCCAGCGCATCACCTATACTTTCTACTAAAATTACTTCTTTTTTCAACTCTATCTCTTCATCGACACCTGTCACAGTGTTAAAAGCTGGATAAACCCAGTTGTTTCTCTTCCCTACATGTTTCCATTTAGGAAGATGCTTCCACTTTTCATTATTAGAATCCACATGTCTACCAGAGAATCCTATAATTTGATTATGTTCGTTATAAACGGGGAAAACCATACGCCTATACATTTTGCCAACCCCCGCCAATCCTACTTGAAAAGCTTTTTGGGTTTCCTCTGATATATTCTTACCCTGATAAAAGTGATAATTAGGGAATAGCTTGTCTAAGGACGAGTCTGGATATATTCTTTCCATCTGGATCTTTTCATTAGGTTGATATGTCGAAACCTCATCTGTATATGAGTTAGCTAGGATGGCTTCTGTTTCTTTTTTGTCTTTAGTCGTGAGTTCTATAAGAGCCTCAAAAGGTTTACTACCCCTGTTTTGGACAAAGTCCATCCAAACGCCAGTATTTTTGTAAATCTTAAGCGCAGTTTTGTTATCTCCATCTCGATATAGAGCTTGAGTTCTCCAATGGTCACCACAATCAATTAGAGTGTAACCTACTGACTCCAAGATTCCTTGGAAGTCTTCAGAATTGATCGAAGTCTGGGATTTCTTCTTGATGTCCATTTGTATCTAATTCTTCTTCTCCGTTTAATACTCTAGCGATATCTCTTAAATCGCCTCTCTCTGTGATATTAAAATTATTAAAATTTAAATTAATAGCATTTTTTCTCAGAGTGTCTCCAATACTTACTGGTTCTACAGCTCCAGCTATATCGCTACCTAAGTGTCTAGCTTTAACATTAATAAGCTTGTGTGTACCGAATCGTTCCCCTTCGCTCTCTACCTCATCACCCGTCTTACTTCTAAGAATAAACATATGAGAACAGAACTGAGTAATACGGTCCGATAAAGAAACGATAGACTCATCATCAACTACATTCTGAGAGTTTCGATTATTAGTGATCCCGTATCTATTAGATTGCACAGATGTTATCATGGGAATCATAGGATTACCATCGTGTAGAATTTCTTTCTGCACACATTTTTTAAACTTATCGACCATTTCCCCGACAACTTGCCACTCTGATTTGTTACCATTGCTCTCTGAGGTCGTTTTAATATAATCAAAAGAAAAGACCATTTGATTACCCCTACCCACTTTGGAGTAATAAAAACGTTTCAATGTATTCACCATAGAGTCAACATCCATACCCCCGACGTTGTAGTAAAAAAACTTTAACTTATCAATTTTAGGCCATACAGACCTAACTTTATCGACCACATCTTGACCAGCTTTTCTCCATTTACCACTCTCAAGTAAATGCATCGAAACTCCAGACAAAGCCGCGCACTGTCGCATAATTAATTCCTCTTTACTCATCTCCCCATTGTCGAAGTGGAGAACTGGCACATCATATTTCAAACTAACTTTAGTGGAATAATCCATGCAAAACTGCGTCTTACCTACACCAGACCTCGCTACGATAACAGTTATATTACCAGCTCTCAATAGAGAGCCATAAATATCATTAATCTTTTCATGCGGACCCATCATGCCGAATTCTGTGACTGGGTTGTTGCCTCTTTCCTCTACAAGAGCCTCCATCTCTTCATATATGTTTTCTGGCGTATCATTGCCAATCTCATAAAGGTTAATGCGAGAATTGTATACATTGTCAGCCAGCTCTATAATCTCTCTGTAAGAGGATTCTGGTGAGATGTTCTTCATCTTCTTAGCTATCTCTTGGGAAGACTCAAGTATCTCTCTGCGTATAGAGTATTTCTTTAATTCTTTTGCTGTTTTTAAAATATTCCCCTCTGGGACTTTCCTGAGCGACAAAGACTTAATATAATCAGAAGGTTTAAGATTGTCTTCAAAGGATAATCCTAAATCATTAACTCTTTGAGCTACGATAATCTCATCTATCTCATCTCCAGCGTCAATAGCTTGTTGTATAATACGGAAGACAGCAGAATGAAGAGAACTCTGCTTAGAATAAAAGTCTGAGATACTGATAAAGTTAGATATCTCAGCCAAGCTTTCTGGCTCTTTGAGTAAACCTGCTAACAGTTGCTTTTCTAATTCAAAATTGTATATCATCTCTATATGTCTTCTTCAATTAGTTCTTTAGGGGGACTCTCCAAATGATTCTCTAAAGCCTTTGTTAAGGCAAACTCCGTCATACTGCAATCAAATTTGCAATAAACCAGAGGTTTTCCATTTTCCGAAGAGACTGCCATGATTACACCTTTATATTTATCAGCACCACCAGACAATTCATAAATTTTTTCCACCATTTCAATGGGGATACAAAACTCTGGATTTTCGCTACCATCTGGTAAATTCATAAATAGATATCTTGGTCGTTGAATACTGAAGCTTGTATCTCGTCTTGAGGATAGATCTCTGCTAGTTTAATTTCGTTAGCTTTGCAGAAATCGAACTTCTGCATGTCTCTCTTTAACTGCTCTGCATACTTGAAGCGATTCTTGTGGAAGAATTTCACAAACTTTGTGTGTTGTGCGCCTTGAACTTCTACAGCAATTTTTTTATTAGCGTTATAGAAATCTAGAGACAATCTACTACCAACAACCCTAAACTCTTCGAAGACTATATCATTCTTCCAATAGTCGTAAAGAAATTGTTTTACAGTAGTTTGGAATTTACTACGGCTAGGCTTTTCCCAATCAATTAAATACTTCTTTGCGTTTTTAAGATTGCGCTCTTTACCATTTACATCAAAGAACTTCATGCCTCAACAGCTGCAACCTGTTCTCTAAAATACTCGATTAAAAATGCACTGAGATCCTTGTCTTCCTCTATATGCTTGAACAGTTTAGCCTCACCTTGGATTTTTTCTGGAAAAGTAAAACCTTTAGAAGTTAGAAGCTCCATAAAATCATCTGTAGCTTTCAACCAAGCGCCAGCTTTAGTGATAAACTCCCATCCATAGAGCATATCTATAATTTCTTTCTCTACCCAAATCGATGTGCCTCCTGTACGACCATACCTAATTGGGTAAGGTATTGTCGTATTGGTCTTTTCGTTGGCAGATTTTTTGATGGTTACTTTAGCAAAATGACCAATGATGGGGTTTTTCTTAACATCTGGAGTCTTGATAGAAGGGTTCTGCAAAATGAGATCCCCTTTGAATCTAGGCTCAAACTCTAGGATGTTGTTAGCAAAGTGTAGTAGCGCATTACCACCTGTAGCAGTAGTTTGTCGAATTGGGCTTTTCGAGTATGGGTCGATTTTGATATCCGCTCTAACCTGACTAATAAAGATGGCCATGTGACCACGCTTACCTAAAGCTACACTAGTCTTTTTACAAAAATCTGATGCGATTAATGCACCCCCTGCAACTTTACTAGCGTCCTCAAAACTCTTACTGTTATCGTCTCTCCTGATCAAACCATCAATGGAATCGACGATGAAACAATAGAGATTCTTATCCTCATTATTTGTGATAAGCTCCTTAATTAGACTCATCGCTGATTCATAAATATTACTCTCATACACGAAGCAAGTCCCCTCTTTCCATTCGTCCTGATCAACGAATTTAACTCCACTCCTCTTTTTCATCTCTGGACTCAACCTTCCTTCAGCTTTAATGTAAACACCTCTAGCTTTAGGTATTGTCTTCAAGAAATTTTTCATAAGCTCCAGAGACTCTGATGTCTTACCTCCCTCGTTGATTCCTGTGAAGCGATGTAATCCAGGACCGAAGCCTCCTCCCAGATGCATGTCAAATTGCAGGGAGCCGCTAGATACTTTATAATCTATAGTCTCTTCAAAGTTGTAATGATCACTCTTGTTCGCCTTAAGAAAGTTGTTAAGGATTCCTGCTGGGTTTATGCTATCACTCATTTAAAAAATCTTTTATGGTTCGCTTGATGCGGGACACATCTCCATCTGGTCCCACTTTATCACCTATATCATAGGTCTTATACTTCGATAAGTCAACTTTAAAATTAAAAGCCCTAAACTTTTCGTCTAGAGTCTCTTTTAGTTTATCGCTGACTAAGTAAGCTAGAGAATCAAACTTCTTGCCGAAAGAGACAATGGACATAAATTCCTGAGAGTAACGACTACATAAGTCGTTAAGCATTTTCATCTCCCTAGCAAAAAAGACCCTCCTCCCCTTATCAGGGACTTCTATTAATCGGAAGATTATCTCCCTTTTGTTAAGAGGCTTCGGCTTACTCACGCCGAAGTCTAGCTATTCGCTAAATCATGGTCAACCATTTTTTTAATCAAATCTAAAAAACTACTCTTAGGCTCCCATCCTAGATCTCTCCTAGCGTCTGAAGAGTCTCCCCATAAAACTTCTACTTCTGCGGGTCTATAGAAATCTGGATTGATACGCAATAAAACTTTGCCCTCATGAACATATTCCTCTTCAACCCCTTTACCAATCCACTCACATTTATCTATGGCAAAACCAGCGAAGTTGAAAGCTTCTGCGACAAATTCTCTAATAGTATGGGTTTCATTGGAAGAAAGGACGTACTCTCTAGGCTCTTCTTGATTAAGCATCAACCAAACACCATCAACAAAATCTTCCGCATCGCTCCAATCTCTTTTAGAGTCTACATTACCCAATTCAAGAGGCTTAAAGTTATCCAGATGATATTCATTCTTAATTCTGGCTACGTTTTTGGTTATTTTACGAGTCACAAACTCTTCTCCACGGCGAGTCCCTTCGTGATTGAATAGCCAACCTTGGATAGCGTAAAGATCATAAGAGTCCCTCCAAACTTTTACCATATGTCTCGCACTAGCCTTAGAAACGCCATAAGGACTTCTTGGGCGTATAGGGTGAAGTTCTGATTGAGGAGAGTATAAAACATCCCCAAACTCCTCTGAGGAGCCAGCGTTGTAATATCTACAATTAGGAGAATGTTTCCTGATTGCCTCTAGCTGATATAGAACAGCCATAGCATTAGTCTCCATATGATTAACTGGCATCTTCCAGCTGACCCCAACGAAAGAATTGGCGGCAAAATTAATAAAATAATCAGGTTTCTCCTCTGAGATCACAAGCTCTGTATTCGCTTGATCAGCAACGTCTAAATCAATTAATTGGAATCTAGGATTATTGAGAAGATGCTGAATATTATCATGATTTTTGACACTCAACCTTCGAACCCCAGCTACAATAGTATGGTCAGTATTCTTCAAAAGATAGTCAGCCATAAAACTGCCATCTTGACCTGTGACACCTGTAATAATTATTTTTTTCATTTTATATTTTAGACAGAAAAACTTCATCAAATTTTTTCATGACTTTTTCAGGAGTCAAATCAGAGTAAGCATTCCAATCTTCGTTAGGTTTTTTTTCAAAACTTTTCATAATTTCCAAAACAGTTTCTCCATCTTTATAATAGAGACCCTTTTTACCAAGGGTGCTAATATGATTTCTTTCTGGAGAATTTTCAAAGGTTATGACAGGTTTGTTGCAAAAAGAATATTCCGCACATGCCATCCCAAAAGACTCCCCTATTGTCCTCGCGTGAATCATAGCATCTGAGGTATTTATAAATTTCCTTTTTGTTTCTAGGTCAGCGAAAGCTTCAACGTGAATAACTCTTTCATGATCAATAAACGGGTGTGTCTGAGCAAAGACGAAATAGACATCTTCTCTTAAGCTAAGAAGTTTGATGATCGCATCATTCACAAAAGGGATATCCCAACCATAAAACCCGCCCAAACGAGAAAAAACAGTAGCAGACTTAGGTATTTTTAAGTCATCTCTATAATCTTCTGAGTACTCAGGAAGATGAACAATATAAGGAACAAATGGATGCTCACCATTAGAGCAGTGGTTGGAAAGCCATTCAGAAACATAAGCATACACACTTCCATGAGGTTCGTTTTCGCATCCTACAACATGCGTAAGCATAGGGGTATTTTTTACTAAGCGCCCATCATGTTTTTTCCCACATTTTTGAATATAAATTGCGTCAGCTTGAATTCTCTCAAGAACATCTTCTAAAGCCACCATATCTTCACTCCCATCTAATTCAATCACTTCCATAGAGTTTTTGAATTTTTCCATAGCTAAGGGGTGAGTACCTGCATGTTGTTTATCACAAATCATATATGATTTATTGCCGAGAATAGTCTGATTAAAATATGCATAATCATAATTGCTTACACCAGTCCCTTGAATGTCAAGGTGGGGAAGATAAAAAGCTATTGTTTTACTATTGTTCATGACTAGATAATATATGGTTACCTTAATGTTGATTTGTAAAGACCAATCTCTGAACCTTGAACTACTAATGGAGGTTCCCACCAATATACGTTGGCATTATGTAATTTAAATTGATAACTTAATTCCCAATCAGCAGCAGTAACAAACTTATCCATTGTGCCAGATATCTTTTCAGCTAAATCCCTTTTTAATAAATAAGAATCTCCACCTTTTGAGGCTGGATGATCTACTTTGTAAGTAAAAACATCTTCTTTAACGAATTGAGGATTTACTCTTAGTCCAGCACAACTCCCTATAAATATAGCATCCCAATCGTCGGGAGTTAAATCTAAAAACTTATTAAATTTTTCAATAAAATCCTCTACAAAAACAACGTCATCCTCAAAAACAACACCATAATTATCACATTCTTTAGATATTTTTTCGATAGCTAATTTATGTTTAAAAACGCAAGAAATTTCCCCCTTGTTTAATATACGATGAGGTGTTGACCTATTACCATAAGTTGGGTGGATTTTAGAATTGTAAGATTCTTCAGATGAGTCATAATGCTTATCAATTAATTCATCAGTTAAATCCTCTTGATCATATTCAGTAATATACTCGATATCTATACCAAGATTCTTAAATTGTTCATCTGTATGTTTTTTTCGATCTTCTAGTTTAGTATAGTGGACCAAATATGTTTTTTCAGCGTTTATCATTTTAGTATAGTATCGGTTATAAATTGCAAAATAGATTTTGGCAAGAACTCTTTCTTTATCAAGTTATCTTTAAATAGAGGCTCTCTAAGATATGAGTTATACAAATCATCATCTTGGTCCACTTCTTTGATATGTTGAAAAAGAGATTCTAAGGATTCATAATTGTTTAGATTAATAAAACACTTCTCGTTAAAATCGTTGGACGCTTCGTCATCACAATAGTATATAGGTATATTCCCAGCTGTTTTAGCATGGAAGAGTTTTTCTGTGTAATACCCAGAATATAAACGATTTTCATAACAAACAGAAAATTTATAATTTTTAAGGTTATTATATTTTTTTATTTCTCCATTACTCCAATTACCAAAAGGATGACCAAATCCGTCTACTCTTTTGTAAGTAGAAAATAAATTATACGTTTCCACTCTTTCCTTTGTAGGATTATTAAAAATCATTGCACAAAATTTATTTTTTTCTGAAGAAATAAATTCATTTTGCCCTATTAATTCAGGTCTTAGTATGAATTCAGGATTTCCATAACCGCCTTTATCAAACCAGTCAATTTGTAGAACCCAGAGAGGTAATCTGTAATGACGGGGATCGTCAGAAAAATCAAAAGTAAAAGCAAAGTCACACTTTCCTATATTGTAGTGAGCTTGATGATTAGTTATTCTTATAGGCTCATCCGAATCAAAATTTGGGGAGACACTTTCCCCCGTAAAAAAAACCTTTTTACATCTGTGATTTTTATATTTATTTCTCTCTCCTATATTACTATAATCCACAGAAAAAAATAATAGGTCAGGATCTTCTTCATCTATAATGATATTATACTTTGTGCAGAGTAGGTGGTAGAAATAATTATTTCTTTTATCATACCCAGGCCAATAATCTACAAAGTTTATTTTTAGATCATCCATATTATTTAAATAAATTAAAGTTTAGAGTCTCAATATCGAAATCGTCCCAAATATTTTTATAAAGATCAGCAGTAAGATCTAACTCTTTTAATTCAGACCAATCATCTATAATGATCATCGGTATCCCCATCTCTTGAAACTTCTCTACCCCATGCCATCTAGTAACTATAGGGATACTTTTCATATAAATAGACTCCCAAGTTTTGTGACAATCCAAGCCATTGCCTACAGGGGAAACTGTAAAATACGATTTTGCAATATCTCTTAAATAATCTTTTTGAGTAGAGCCAACAAAATCATCATGATCTTGTATCGAAGCAGCATTTGGGTAATTGCTTTTATTCTGCAAAGGATATTGATCGGATATTTTATTTAAACAATCATATCTCGCTGAAGGGTTAGTAGATACATTAAAGTTAACGTAAACTTTATTAGTTTTTTCTTGACTCTCACCCATAATCTCAAGAAATCTTGATTGATTACCATGCGACCATTTAGGGTTAGCTATACCAATAGGAATAGGCTTTACTTTAGGATGTTCAAATACTAAGTTTTGTGTATACCAATTATTGATATTAGGGAATAAATCCAATACATAGTCTATTTGTTGAGCGTCAAAATTAATATCTGAATTATGAGTGACTAAATCAAACTCATCAGGAAGTCTTACAGAACCTATTTTTACGTAAGTACTTAATAGACTTAAGTACTCAGGTTTACAAAATACTAGATTGTTATCTAAAGATTCATCTTTAAAATTTACAAAAACTGAATCTCTAGCGTTTTTGTAGTCTGTCAACTGTAAACCGCATTGGTGCTTAAAATATGTCCCACATAGAAAATTCATTTTATTTTCTCCCAGAATTTTGAAGCTGCATTTTCACAACCCTCTTTGAATTTGCCGTAACCGACTTTGTTAAATTCTTTATAAGCCCCTATTTTCGATGTGTCACCTATAATCTCATCAACACCGCATAATAAAGCTTCGCCGACCATTCGACAAAAAGGCTCTTTTACTATAGGGGAATGAAATAAAGCCTTAGATTTTTTGAAGACTGCCGCTACTTCATCGTGAGATAGCAGACCGTGATATTTAATGTTTTTAATGTCTTTAAAAAAATGATCAGAAGAAGATTCGCCCCATCCGAATACATCTACTTGTCTGTCAGGATTTATTTTAGCAAATTCCAGTAATTTATTAAATCCTTTTAGCGGGTGCAGATAACCACAATAAACTACATCATACTCTTTCGAGTCTTCAGATTTAGTAAACAATGAAGTATCAATAGGGTCATAATTGATCTCTACATCATGAAAATAGTCCCCATACATTTCTTGAAAAAACTCTAAATGATAATCGCTTAGAAAGAAATTTTTCTCAGCTTTACTAAACAAGTGTTCTCTAAGACTATCAGTTAGATAACTACAGGAGTCATGCTCAAGCCTGACTGAGTTAGGCATCCTTAATATCAAGGGAATTTTTTCTGGAGTAATCCTGCTTATTACCTCCAGATTAGAGTTGACGACTAAATCATAAGAAGAAAGAAAATCTGTAGCTGATGATCTATAGCTATGCTCCTTAATCTCATAGCCAAGCTCTCGACCTTTATCTATTATAATTTTATTACTTACTTGTGCGCCACCAGAATTATCTTCCAGCGTAAAGTCAGAAATGAATAATACCCTCATCTAGTGAGGTTATTATAACCTATAATTCCTCTTCTTCAACCACTAACTTAATCTCAGTAAGAAACGGGTAAGCGTTTAGTAAATCTTGATGCTCAGCAAACCCCTCATCATCCCAAGCCCACTCACTCAAAATTTCTTCATCATCCCATTCTATAGCTTCTTCAGAAGCCATTGAACTTACAGGTTTCTTCGACCAGAACCTACAACTCCAATAACGAGGTGTAGTTTTGTCCTTAGCTGTATCGCATTTGTGCCTAGCTCTAAAACTACGCCTTCTGTCAGGATCGTCTCTTTTGATTTCCATATTAGGGTCACCAAATTTAACCATGATAGTATTCCCAGTTTTTGGGCTTTTCACATATACTCCAAATTTCTTTTTACCACCTTTTAGTCTAAAAGGCTTATTAAGAGTTTTTTTTTCCGCTTCTGAATAATCAATATCTTCGATATCTTGATCCATATCCAATTCAGAAACACCAGCTTTTAAGAGATCAATTTTAGCCAGACCAAATTCCAATTCGTCGAAATCGACAAAAGCATCCCCTACCTTTTCTACGTAGTAGTCTTCGCTACCTCTAGCGATATCTCCGTCTGCAGCGCGATAAGATTCTTTAACTTTCCCCCCACGAACCATCTTAAGAAATGTATTGACGCGAGCCATAGCCCACTGGCCCCTGCTTTTTCCAGGACGGTGGCTACTTGAAAAGGCTCCTGAACCTCTACGATAGACTTTTTTTAGCTGACTTAAGCTTACTTTTTTTGAAGATTTTTCGTTATGCTCTTTTACTTTATTCTTTAGAGAGGTTATAACCTTATCTGAAAAAGTAATAGCTGGAGCTTTTTTATCTCCACCAGCAGATCCTTTTTTATTTTTCGAAGACCCTTTCTTTCTCTCAGAAGGCTTGGCTGGTGTTTGAGCCGATCCTTTTGGACCAGAGCGTTTTGCGCTTTGGCTCTCTAAAAAATCCTTTGCTTTATCTGAAAAATCGTATTCCATCTAGAAAACTTTTACACTCTTAAGTATCAAAAATGAACAATCAACCCTCACAAGATGAGCAATTTAGTATAGATCTAGCTAATTCTTGACTAGGATTAGCACTCCTTTGATAATAGAGACCTTTGACACCATTCTCCCAAGCATAAATCATTAACTGATTAACCTCTTTAAAAGGAGTCTCTGGTGGGACCATGATGTTAAGAGATTGCCCCTGATCAATGAATTTCTGCCTTTGGGCAGCTTGGATAACTATTTCTTTTTGGGAGATTTCTCCGAAGGTTTTAAATACATCTTTTTCTTCTTGACTTAAAAAGGGTAATTTTTGGACTGAACCCCCAGAATTCAAAATACTAATCCAAACATCATCTGTATCTTTACCTTTCTCCGCTAGTAAGGACTTTAAGTAAGGATTTCTGTAGGGGAATTTTCCTTTGGCCAAATCTTTAGTAAAATAATTACCATTTAGAGGCTCAATAGAGGGAGAAGCTTGACCAAGGATAAATGAACTACTTGTCGTAGGAGCTATAGCTAGAGTCGTCGTGTTTCTGCGGCCATAACCTTGACAATGTAATGGCTCACCTAAGAGATTAGCTAAATCTTCTGTAGCCTTATCACTAGATTTCCTTATCCTCTTAAAGATAGAACTATTCAGTAGTTTAGCCTCCATGCTTTCAAAACTAATCATGTTACTCTGAAGATAAGAATGCCAACCCAAAACACCCATACCAATAGCTCTATGACGTTTAGCAAAATTATGGGAAGCTTCCATAAATGGAATAGATTGAGTCTTCTGAATATATTCCTCCATAACGGCATCGAGAAACATCGTAAGGGTTTCTATAGCATCCGTTTTTACTATCTCGTCCCACTGGACTAGATTTAGAGATGACAGACAACAAACAAAAGATTCATCTTCTTTAGACGGCAAGCTGATTTCATTGCAAAGATTAGAAGCATAGATCTTCATCTCTTTATCTTTATAGCAATCTGGAGCTTGATTGTTAGCGTTATCTTGGAAAAAAATGTAGGGGTATCCAGTCTCATACCTCTTCTTGATAACATTCATCCAGAGTTGCCGTTTATCTTTGTCTCCATCAATCATCCCCTGCATCCAAGAATCAGTCACAGTAACTGCAAACGACATTTCTTGAATAGCATTACCCTCACTACGAATACGCAAAAACTCTTTTACATCAGGATGTTCAATAGGCAAGTATGCTGCAAAAGACCCTCTTCTGACATTACCTTGAGAAACAACAGAAGCTACTTTATCGAAAAGCTCCATAAAATGGACAGCCCCAGAAGACTCACCACCTGAATTAATTTTAGCTCCTCTACCTCGTAATTCTCCAAAATAAGCCGAAGTCCCAGAACCATGCTTTGTTTGCATCCCCACCTCGCTTTGTTTTGCAAGGATTCCATCCATCCTATCAGGGACATAAACCCCATTACAAGAAATTGGCAGACCTCTCTTCCGACCAAAATTAGACCATACAGGAGAAGCCAGAGAGTAAAAACCCTGCTTCATATAACCTACAAATTTATCTGAGAAACCAGATATACCTAAATAACCTTCAGCGGTATCCGCTATATCTTTTACCCTCTGTTCTGGGGACTCTCCTTTTAAGTAACCCCTCTCAAGAAAAATTCTTGAGTCCTCATTTAGCCAATAGTAGTCAGTCATTAAAACAATTCGTCTGCGTTAAAGATCTGTGAATTTTTAGAGTATTCCACAGGGCGCGAATGAAAGAAATCGGTAGCATTATTGCCAATCAATTCTTCTTCGAACCACATTGTATCTTTAAGCAAAGAAGTGTCAACTTCAAACGCAGAGTGGAAACCGATTTTTTCCAAGGAATCATTAATCCTATTTTTGATGAATTCCTTTAGGATATCAGCATTTAGACCTTTTTTATTAAATCCATTGATCATCCAGTCTACAATATGACTTTCTGCGACAAAGGCAGCTTGAGCTTCAGAAAGAATACGCTCTTCAAGCTCATCATCAAACAGATCAGGATATTGGCTACGAATAGTATTAATGATTTTGATTCCAGCTAAAGCATGGATGTTCTCCTCATTACGGGTATACTTCACTTGTTGACCAGTATCCTTTAAGACGTTTTGATTCCTATTGAACCAATTAATGATGTAGAATTGAGAGAAAAGAGACACGTTCTCGACAAAAAGGGTAAAAAGCGTTAGCGCGTATACATATTGCTTTTTAGAATCTTTGTAGAACTTGTGATTGTATTTTCTGAGATATTTTACACGACCTTCAATAAAGTCTAGTTTGAGATTCTCTTCAAATACTTCCTCCAGACCTAAAACAGTCAATAATCTCTCGTATGCATTGTTATGAATAACCTCGGTGTTTGCCATAACATAGCCAAGATCAGTAAGGCTAGGGTGAGGCAAATTGTCCCCCAGTTTACTCCAGAACTTTTTAACCGCAACTTCGATCTGACCTATCGCCGAAAGAGTCCTCACAATAATTTCTTTTTCTGTGGGATTCAAATTCACATTGAAGTCCTGTATATCACTGCTGAAGCTAAATTCCTTGTCTGTCCAAAAACCTTGATGCATGGCTTCAATAAAATCTTGCGCCCAAGGAAATTGATCAGGTTTTCTGGATAATTGCTCTTCAAAAATCAGTTTTTTACCCGTATTCCCCATAGCTATCTCATCTGTTTTTTCTTCAGCAATCATGTTAAAGAATTTTACACTCAGCACCGCTGAGAGGCAAGAGTATTTTCACAATTTTTTTTTCTTGACAAGACTGATTTTGTTTTCATAATTACCGTGAAACGGGCTACACGTAATTTATACCTTTTACGTTATAGATTAAGTATACGTTATCCTATATTGATTACGTTTTATAAATATATTATAAATATAAACCGATTTTTTTTTGAAAAAAAAGTAGAAAAATCAACTTGAGAACATAGAATGGTGGAAGTGGATAGCGACCTGACATTAATTTCTAAAATCCAAGAGGACCATCGGGATGAAGATAGCCTTATAGCGTTGATAGACAGGCACTCTGGGATATTCCACACAATGGTAAATCACTACATGTCTCATCCAAGTTTCACATTGGATAAAAACCAGATAGTAGGAGAAAAAGATTTAACAATTTACGATTCTGCCCTAAACTACGATCCTGATCGTAACACTAAATTTTCTACGCACTTGGCTAATCAGACTAAATGGAAATGCCTAAATGCGCTAAACAAAAAGCGGAAATGTAAAGAATATTTTATTGACGATGAGAATAGCTATGTAGAGCCTTCCTGCGAATCTTTTATTCCAGATATCAACAAAGACGAGGCTATGGTCCTATTTGAAGAGTGCTTAAAAAAAGAATCTGACGATAGAGTAAAAAAAATAGTTGACATGCGATACGGTTCACCTAATAATAAGCTCACTCCTTGGAGAGCTATCGCAAATAGTCTTGACCTTAGCATTCAAGGATGTATAAACATTCACAATAAGTTTATAAACAAAGTAAAGAGCGAAATAAATTATGTATAATTCAGTAACAGCAGCAGCCTATTTGGTAAAAGATCCAGTAGTTCGTAATACCAGCAATGGTAAAAAAGTAGTCAGCCTTCGTGCTGGAATCTCAACATCAAACGCCAAGACTAAGTGTTTCGTAGATATCGAGTATTGGGATAAAACAGCAGAAATCGCTGAGAAATATCTCTCCAAGGGTAGAGAATTTATTGTAAATGGAGAGCTTTGTATGTCATCTTGGGAAAAAGATGGTAAGCAATTTAGCAAATACTTTATTCGCGGTAAAGACCTCCAGTTTCTAGGCTCAAAGAAGTCTGAAGATGGTGATTCTAATTCAGGATCAGGTGGTGGCGATAGTGATGACGTTCCATTTTAAATGAAACTTCTTTTAGAAGCACCTCTGAATAGCCTTAGTTTCGGTAATGTTTCTTATAACATTATTAAGGAATTACAAAGGTTAGATGTTGAGATAGGTTTATTCCCTACGGGGGGTAAAGTAGACCTCGATGCATTCGATGTTGGTGAAGATTTAAAAGAATATATTCAGAATGCTGTAAACGAAAGATGGAGTTTTGTTGATAAAGAGATTCCATCTTTAAGGCTTTGGCATTTTAATGGGTCTGAAAATAGAAAGAATAAAGATCAACACCTGTTTACTTTCTATGAGTGTAGTGAGCCTACTAAGATTGAGAAGGCTACTTGCGCGGTTCAAGATTCTACAATTTTTTCCTCTACATATGCAAAAGATATGTTTGAGGAAGAAGGTTGTAATAACACCCATTTCATACCTTTAGGTTTTGATGAGGAGTTTAAAAGGACTGACAGGGAATACTTGAAAGATATTGTCCATTTTGGTCTAATGGGCAAATTCGAAAACAGGAAGCATACCAAAAAAATCATCCAAACTTGGTTGTCTAAATATGGTAATGATCCTAAGTATCAATTGTCTTGTTGTATAAACAATCCATTCTTCAAACCAGAACAAATGCATGGTGTTTGGCAGGATATTACTAAAGGTGAAAACTATAATAACCTTAACATTATACCCCACCTTGCAAAGAATGCAGAAGTAAACGAACTCCTTAACGCTATAGATATCGACCTCACTGGTTTGTCTGGTGGAGAAGGTTGGAACTTACCTGCATTCAATGCTACTTGTCTTGGTAAATGGAGTATAGTCCTAAATGAAACTTCTCATAAAGATTGGGCTACAAAAGACAATTGTATTTTAGTTGAATCTACAGGTAGAACTATTCCTAGTGCAGATGGGGTGTTTTTTAATAAAGGTTCTGATTATAATCAAGGTAACTTCTATGACTGGGATGAAGAAACCGTCATCAAAGCTATGGAAGAAGCTGAAACTAAAGTGGGACAAATTAACGCAGAGGGAGTCAAATTGGGAGACACTATGACTTACAAGAAGACTACTGAAGCTATTTTATCCCTTATCTACAAGGGAAAATGATTTGGCACAAGTAGTGTTATATATATTGTGATTATGAATACATTAATTAACAACCTACTTAACGACATTACTAGTTACCCCCAACAGAAAGCTTATGACAGAATTAAAGACTCTGGAGATGTTTATTCTGCAGAATTTGAATTGGCTGGCTTTTCTAAAAAAGATGTAACTCTTAGTGTTATCGATAATGTCCTAACTGTATCAGCTAAGAATGAAGATAGATCTAGAAACTATGAATTATATTTATATGATTTAGTATCTGAAGAACACATTTCAGCTTCTCTGAAGAATGGGATGCTTCATTTGACCTTACCTAAGAAAGCTGTTAAAGGAGCTAAAAAAATAGAGATAAAATAATGGCGATATATGTTTACAAACATCCTGATACAGATGAACACCGCGAGGTAATTCAAGGGATGAATGACGAACATATATATATAGACGAATTTGGTTTACAGTGGGGGAGGGTTTGGACCGTCCCTCACGCCTCCATAGATAGCTGTATAGACCCTTTTAGTAAGCAGCAATACATCGACGCTACTTATAAAAAGAAAGGCACTGTGGGTAATATGATGGACTACTCAGCAGAACTCAGCGCACAAAGGGCAGAGAAAGCTGGGGGTCTAGACCCTGTTAAGGAAAAATTCTATAATAATTACGCTAAAGAGCGTAATGGGACAGAGCATCCAAATAGGATTAAAGAAAAGGGTTACGAGAGTAAAGATGTCAAAGTGGATTACGATTAATAGTAAGTACCACTCATTTTTAATCCTTTATCTTGAGTAACTTCAAAAGTGTAACTTGCATCAAAATTCATTCTCCCATTTATACCCATAGAGTAATTAAAAGATGCTAATTTAGCGTCTTCTATTCTGTATATCATAGTTTTACCACTAGCTTCAAGAGTAAGATCGAATTGATATAACTGGTCTGAATCTAAGACACCTGTCATAGCTCCACTCTCAAATCCAGAAACTTGAGAAGAAATAGAAAATGAACCATTTGCTGGAAATTGCCTCTTCCTGCCGAATGCGTAATCATTTCCTAATCCATAAGCTGATACTCTTGGTATAGATACACTCATATCTACAGATTGAATTAAATGTTTCCCTGATATAGCTTGCCCTCCAACTTGTAAGTTTTGTAAAGTAACATCACTACCAGCATTAGTAGGATTAACTATAGGCGGGGCTTTTTCTAGAGCTGCTGTAGATAAATCTTGAGTGAAATAAAATTGAGATCTACCCACATTATTATTATTCCCTCCTGTCATATTTATAGCTGGCGACTCCATAGAAGTTCCTGTTAAGTTATCAAATAAAGCATTGGAACAAATATAAGAAGTACTAACTGTAGGTAATCCCCCAACAGCATAACTTATGCTATAAGATTGAGGGAAACAATTACCAAAAGCGATAGCATCACTACCATCAAAGTTATTAACTGGGCTTCCTAAACCTAGAGAATCAATAAAAGAATCTTCTTGATTTTCAGAAATTAAAACATAAAAATTCGTTGATTCTTGTGAATCGCCAGCATCGAAAATATTTTTAAATTCATTTTTTGGGGTAGAATTTAAAAATCGGCTTTGCACTTCATTAGAAAAATTAGGTTCAGGTATATAGGTTATATTTAAAGATACATCTGGCTGATTATATATATCGTTAGCAGCTAAATCTTGAGAACCAATTTGTTTAGACTGCTGCCGAGAATAACCGATTGAATAATCTAAACTTTGAGCTAACTTATGCAATTTTAGATCCTTGCTACTAGTAGAGAAAGCACTCGTAGAATCTTGGGTAGCTACAATCGCATTATTGCTTCTTATTATATTTCTAGACATATTAAGTTCCTGTTGGAATTACACCCATAGGGTCTTCTTTGAGTTCTACACTTAACGTATTAGAATTAGCATAGTCCCACGTATGAGTCCACTTGGGGCTATAATAGACTTTTGGCCTGTTATAAACAGAAGGTATTTGATGTTTAAATCTACGGTAACCCCCTTTATTTTCTAAGAAGTGGAGCATTGTTTTTAATTGTTTGTCAGAGATATTATTAAAACTATAATTCATATCGAATGTAGCAATATTGTTATTAGTCTTTAGTCTCTGAGTAAAAGAGTTTTTATATTCTAGCTTATCAGCTTTAATTTCAACATTGTTTTGAGTACCGATATCAGGCTCGAAAAAGAAATCTTGCGTCCACATTGAGGAAGCTCCTGTTGGGGAATTTGATTGTGTGGATGTATGATCTCCAGTGCAGTAATAGAAGTTATCCAACTTATTTTGGTTCACACCTGTATATACTATATCATACTCTTCATAAGATTCAGAATAATTATAATCATCAAAAGTTAAATTTGGGAAACACCCCATACCAGACCATTTCAACAAAGTAGGGGCGTGGTCAACAGTTAAACTAGTCGCGACTTCGAAGTGTTGATTATTAACAAAATTAATAGCGTAATTATCACAAAAACCAGAAACAGTTTTATAAATTCCCAAATTATCAGGCTTAAACTCTATAGGTAAATGCCCCGATTGAGCTTCAAAAAAGTTAGCAAGCCTTCTAGCATTAGTTTCATTTACTTCATATTTTAAAGCAAATCTAGCCACTAAACTATCAACAGAAAGAGGGATTAAATTATAATAAAAATCATCAGTAACATAACTGTGATTCTTGGCTTGAAACTCTACAGTAGATCCATAAACTGGTGTAATATTAAGATGTGCAAGTTTCGAAGGCGTAGTTATACCGCTTATGTTACGATCTCTGTTGTAAAATAAATCTTCACTCATGAGTGTCCAATATAGTTAAGGGTTAATCTTACAGATCCATCTGCGGATGCATTGATCTGCTCAGAAACTAAAGAAGCTTTAGGTATTGATAATGTCTGTAGATTAGTGCCATCTCGACCTTTGACAGAAAAAGATAGAGTCTTATCTGATCTACCTTCTTCAAAAAAACTAAAACCACTGGCTAAAAATATATCATCCACATCTATTTGAACAGAAGCATTATACTCAATAGGGTTTACATGTTTTACCTCCACAGGGGTTTCAGATCCTATAGTATAGTATGGGATTTTCTTTACAGATAATGAGTAATCAAAACCTAAAACCCTATTAGTACT